AGATATCGAATACCACCATCGGTTACAATACCAGTAATAGCAGTAGCAGTTACACCTGTACCTACAAGAGTAAGAGTTTGAGTTGGTCCAATAAGAGTAGAGACACCACCATCTTCACCAGTTACACCATCATAATCTCCTCCTATTAGACTATCATCAATCTCCTCAACCCCAGTATCAATAACCTCATCCTCATAACGGAATATTTCACATTTAAGAGTATAAACATAAGTCTTCATTAATTGGTAGAAAGGTTTTTCATGCTCTACAAACTTGATTTCAAATAACCTATCACCTAACGGAAAATATATTAAATCGCCTTCCTTAGGACGGGTTGCTAATTGAATATTTTCTTCATTCTTCATTAAAGGTTCAATATATGTTTCCCATCTTTCTTTGGATATAGTAATACTTAATTCATTAGTTTGCTCAATACCAAACTTAGATAATACAACCGAATTTTCACTATATCCATCAAAAGTATCAAGATATGCTTCTAATGGATAAGCATCATCAAACTTAGATGCTACTACCTCCTTAATTACTTTATTTTCTTTAATATATTTGCGGGGCATATAATGTATTTCAACACCATACATCCTCAACTGTTCGTTGATTAAATCTTGAACTAAATTCTGTTCAGATCTAGCACCTTGCTGAAAAAACGGATTGAGTGCCATGATCTTAACCTATCATATCTAGTGGAGGTAGTTCATAAGTGTTGGACATTATTTCTCTAATTCTTGTCAATTCCTTTTCGGCATCATCATAAATTTGTCTTCCATTCAGTTCAGTGCCACCAGGAAGTTTTACTCCTGCAAACTTAATTAAATTTTGCCCCCACTGCCTTTTAATTAATGCAACGGTGTATGGTTTCAAAAACGAATCATTCCATACCCTAGTGTAATCATTTGGGTTCATTGCTCTGAAACAATCGATGATTAGATAATCACCTTTAGTCATAGAACTCCAATCAATATCCAAATATAATCTATCCTGTCTCTGATTAAATCTTATTTGTTTTTCAGTGGTTAAAAGGAAATTAATATCTTCGAGATATGTTTTTGTCATTGCATATGTCAAAAGTTCAGTTGCTCCCCAATAATATATGTCATTAAGGAATAACTGATACTTCACACTAAACATGTTATTGGTTATAGTATTAGATCCATCAAAATGAAATACTTTTGTACACCCTATAATTTCAGGAGGAATCGCTAGATAATTACTATTTTCAGTATAATCAAATTGAACAGAAGTACCTGCAATATCAGCAGTTGCACTAGTGGTTGTTAGTCCTACTACTCCATCTGAACCTGGTCCTTTTCCTCTATCAATATCATCTTGCGTCACTTTATACTTCATATATGTTTGAGCGACACCATCAAAATGCCTCTCTTGGAAATATTGAATAGCATCATCTACAATATCTTCTATCTGCTCATCAGCAACGTTAATCTCCAATACAGGAGCACCTAGCTGCCTTTTACAGTAGTCTATGAATTGTGTTCTAGTAGATGGTCTTCCCATTATACAATTATCCTTTTAGGTATTTATGGTGCGGAAGCAATGCCAGCATATACAAGTATATTGCCGTTTACCATATTATAAATGGTAGTTCCTTGTCCTACCCTTGTAATAGTAACTCCTGTTCCTGGTAATATTTCTAAGGGTGATGTATGTGCTGCTCCAATTTGAATCTTGTTTGCCACAGTGGTTGCTATTCCTACAATTGCAACAGTTGTAATTGCAGCTCCAACAGAAACCGTATCACCAATTGCCACACCATCTAGTTTATTAATAGTAAACTCAGTAGTACCAATGCCAGCAGTAGCACCAACAGCAATTGAAGTATCTAAAATTGATTCAGTTACTAAGGATGGAGTTAATAATACATTATATTCATATCTTCCAGCAGAAAGATTTCTTGTTTGAGTTGATCCTAGTGAAATATAAAATTGTCCATCATACGCACTACTAAATCCTACCGTAAATGTAGCAGCAGGAATATCCGTAGCACCTATACCAGCACTTTTTTGCATCTGTGCTGAACCACTCCATCCAGTCAAATCATAATTTTCATTGGAAGTGTTATCTACATTAAAGGTATTCTTAAAGTTAGCTCCACCATAAATCACCAAATCGGCAGCATTTGGTACTCCTGATTCAGGATCGAATGTAAAATTCTTAGTGGACATTGGAAACTAACTCCTTAAGTAAAGATTTGATTTCATTCATTTCACTTTTTAAATTAGCAAGATCTTCTTCAATATTATCTGTTTTTTCAGATTCTCTTTTTTTAGCATCACGTCGTGCGATGTATTTTTGATACTCTGATTGATTCACATTAACTATCGATTTAGATTTAGCATCTCTTAATAGATCAGCATGACCAGTGACTCCATGATATTCCATTATGCTAATGCCATCACTCTTAAGTCTCTGACTCTAGGAACAAAAACTTGATTAGTAGATGTCAACAGAATTTTAATTCTATAAGACTTAAATGATGGTAATTGATCCACACTGAATGTATATTCACTAAATTCTAAAGCATCACCTTCAAATCCAGAAGTATTGGATTTAGTAACTAATTTATCAGATAATCCATTATTATCTGCTTGTGAGATAACTTCACCTTTATAATTTAAATTAGTATATCCTGGAAAAGGAGTAAAGATTGGATCAAGTCCCTCCTTATTATTAATCGAGTATAGAACTCGTATGTCAGCATCAATATCAATATGAGCAGATAGTAAAACCTTTATTGATGTTGCAGAATTTTCCAATATCATTTCTCTCGAAATGTACTGGCAAGCAGTAGGATCTTCCTCTACTGTATTAATTCTACTATCAGTTGCATAATTTGTAATAGGATTATTGACTCTATTAGAAGTTAATATAACATTCTTTCTTTGACCATCAATCATAGGACTAACCATTGTATTGGTTGTATTCAAGAATACTGTCATATTCATTGATTTATTTCCTTCAATATTAGTCAAGAAAGTATCTTCGTTGATCTTAGATGCAATAATTCTAGGACTATCAAGATAGTTAGTAGTATTCAAAGTAATATCCTGTGCTGCTGTTTGGATATAAGGAATTTCATTTCCATCAATACTCTTAGAAGTAACAGTAGATACTTCAGCACTTAATGAAGTGGTAGGAACTGTTACATTTTGAATCATAGGAGTAATAACTTCAAATGGCATATTTTGAGTTGCTCTTACTTTATTTCCACCAGCAGACTTTGTAGAACCGATATACAATGCAGGATTACCTACATCAGTATTTCTACTAGTACCACCCTTAGACATATCCAATTTAACAGTGTAAGAATCATACTTAATAGCATCTGATGTATCTAAACTTGTAGCATTTGGATATGCTGATGTAGAAGTAGATAAACCATGAGTCTTATTAATACGTAATAAGTTAACTCCATCCAATTCATACTTGCTAACAAGAGTTCCAGTTGGATAATTTCTAGATTGATTACTAGTATCATCAATACCTCTACTACTTACACCCACCAAATTACCATTAACAGAAGTGTATGATATAATCTCTTCTCCAATTTTCAAGTAACCATAGTTAGTTGTTCCAACCCCAACATTTTCAAATGTCGAGAAATTAGATGCATCTTGAAGTGAAAGAGATCCTGTATCTCCTGTATTATATGCAGCAGTAAGTTTTGTTGGTTTAATGTCAGATTCCACCTCAGTAATTTTTACATTATTTTTAGTGAAATACATTCCATGATTTTTATGATTTACTTTGAAATGTAAACCATCAGTTATAACATTAACATTTCCAACTTGAACATCTCCACCTACTCCTGAATTTAATTCAGAAGAAATACCTGAACTATTGTAATAGTACATTGTATTTGCAGATCCAACTACAAAGTTACCTTGAACATTTTCTAAGATAAGTTCAGTAGTTTGTCCAATTGATACAACTGAGAATCGAGCATTTCTACCAATAGAATTAAGTCCAACAGTTGTAATTCCTAAAACATCACCGACTTGATATCCTGTTCCTACTCCACTAACGGTAGCTGCTACTGCCACTCCATTAGATACTGATATATCAGCAGTTGCTCCACGACCATGACCAGTGATAGTGTCTAATATTACACCACCAAAAGTATATCCACCAGATATAGGAGTATATCCAATACCAGCATTAATGATGTTGAGAGCACCAGTTGCAGTTCCCGCAGAACCTACTAAACTACCTGTTGCATTCGTTCCTGTTTGATAGAATTCGTTACCAATAGCATATCCAGTATCACTTAATGTAGTTCCTAATCCTACTCTTATACTTCTAGAAGTAAGGGATAGTGGATTAGATTGTAGAACTGGAATCTGATTATTTGTCTCTGATAACTCTGGACTATAAAGACTTATTGAACCAGACTCAACAAAGTCTGCTCTATAAAGAGTATACTTAAGATCTTCCCACTGACTTGGTTCCCATGTAGAAGCATTTTGAGATTTAAATAAACTTCCCAATGTTGGTTGGTTAGCAATGTAAGTATTGTCTATTAAATCATTTTCACCAACTCTTGAAATATAAACACTATACTTAGCAGAGTTGGAAAGCATTACAAGAGCATATTCTACTCCCCCTTCTAAGTAAATAGGTGCTTTAAATTCAAAAGTCGTAGCAACAGAACCATCAGCAGATAGATTAACTTCGGATGGATCAAGTGCAACTTCACTTAATGGAACAATTTTTTCTGTTGGAGTTCCATTAGACATTGATCTAATGCTCAATAGAACAGGAAGATCAGCATCATCTTTGGTTGCAAAGAAAACATCTAACTTAGTTACGAAAACTCCCTCTGCATCTTCAACAGTAAAAGATTGTGCTAGTGGATCACCATTATTTCTCCATCTCCAACGCCTATTACTACTTACTGAGACATCTTGCCACTCAGTACCAGTTGTTCTGCTGGTTGTTCTTTCCTCACTTATATTTTGAGTTATGATCCTAGCATTTCTTACAGCAACAATTGTTTCTTGAACCGTATCAAGGAATCCTTGTGATGTAAAATTATCAACAGAGGTAGAAGTTGCTTCTTGATTAATATCATTTTGAGAATCACTTGTCAATTTAAATTGCTTAGTGCCTGATGTAAATCTAGGCATTCCTGTGGAATTTGGATTAGGAATATTAAATGCACCACCAATAAATCCTGTTATATCAGAAAGAAGTCTTATACTAGTAATCGTAGCTTGAGCACCACTAGATTCACCTGTAAGAACCATGTCTGTTTTCGCACATCCACGATAAAGAGATGATGTTACATTTGCTAATGAAGCAGTATCAACATTCAATACAGTAGAAGTAGATGAATATGTTACAGGAACACTTTGAGATATTTGATATGGATTTGCTCCATATGTTTTAGTTGGAGCATTATATGGTCCTTCTTTATGATTAGACTGTGCTACTCTGAAATGAATCTGTGAATTTTTTCCAGCTAATGTACCACTAACCCTCTCTCCTACTTGGAAAGTACCTGAGGTCATACTTATTTCAAGTAGTTTAGGAGTACAGTAAGTAGTTACTTCTTGACCATCAAAGAATGCATATAAACGAGTATTGGGTTTATTTTGTTTTGATACAAATTCAATATCACGAGATCTCATGAATGGTATTAGATCTCTACTTACAGTTCTATCACCTTGAGATTCTCTCTGACTAAAATCTTCAATAACTCGTCTTTGAGTACCTGTTCTACTACTTCTAACACTTTCTTCAACTTCTACTGCTCTTTGAGTTACGCTCTGATTTACTATCCAATTACCCTCAGTTCTAGAACGATGTATATGTCTACGAGCACCCGTTACATTACCAGTTATAACTCTTCTTCCTGTCCAGAAGTCGGACCAAGATCCCCATATCTGAGCACCTAATCCAGTCTGAGCATCAAATCCTTCATTAGCAGCAAGATTTTCTACGGTAGATGCAAAATCACCTTCTCTATTAATAACACGAGCATCAATTCTAACAGTATCAACCCATGTATCAGATTCAGGTGTTAAATCAATTATTCCATTCCAATATGCAACAATAAATGGAGTTACAGATTCTGTTCTAGATCCAAAGGGTTGTTTAGAATATTCTTGTTCAGAATAATCAAGAGTAATAATGTCATTATTTTTTCTTATGTTAATACCTGTAATAGTATTGAAATTTAAATCAGCACTATTATCAACATTAACTACTGGACCAAATTGTAAATCTACTGAGTTTGTATAATGTTTTGGTCTTAATTCATTTTTAGTTGGATCAATACTATTATTAACTTTAAACTTAGTATCCTGAGTGTTAAAGGTTTCAAAATTATCTACAAAGAATCCAGACTTAAATCTGTTTAATCCATCAGAATCAGGTACAAAGAAATTAGCAGTATTACTTTCTAATAAAGAAAGACTGGTATAGAATTCTAAATTTCTAATTCTTGTTTCAAGTTTATTAATATCAGTCATTCTATATCTCTTATAATCTAAGAAATTGATAGAAGCTTGTGAAACATCATATAAGTATGCTGGTAAATTGATGATAGCAACTTCTAGTGCTTCATCTATTTCACCTGGTGCCTGAGGATCTTCTGCTGGTGTTCCATATACAACTTGGAACTTACCATCTTTTGTTAAGAAAATTCTATCAATTCTTCCAAGGTAGAAAGAAAAATCAATAACAATAGATTCATCGGATGCAAGTATATTTGTTGCAGTTTGTCCTGCTTTCCTTC